TTTGGTTAAAAAAGAATGGAACTTCCGTAGCTGATTCAACTACTAAATATCTTGTACCTTCTAATCTTGCTTATAATGTATCATCATTAGATTTTCTATTTACAGTAGCAGCAGGTGATTATTATGAAATTGCATGGGCTGTTAATAATACTAATATTAAATTAGAATATGATCCAGCATCAGCTCCTTATCCTGCAATTCCTTCTGTAATTATTAATACATTCCAAGTAACTTATACTCAGTTAGGACCTCAAGGACCTACTGGAACACAAGGAGCTACAGGTACTCAGGGATTAACTGGTATACAAGGAATACAGGGGATACAAGGTGTACAAGGAACAATTGGATTCCAAGGTACTACTGGAAGTCAAGGTGCTATAGGAACAACTGGAGCTCAGGGAACTACAGGATCTACGGGAAGTCAAGGGGCTGTAGGAACACAAGGAGCAATTGGAAATACAGGTAGTCAAGGTAGTACGGGTTCTACTGGAAGTCAAGGTATTACTGGTATTCAAGGTATACAAGGTACATTAGGTTTACAAGGATCTAATGGTAGCCAAGGAACTACTGGTGACACTGGTTCTCAAGGTTTACAAGGTGTACAAGGAATTCAAGGTTTAGATGGTCTTCAAGGAGTTCAAGGTGTAACTGGTACTCAAGGTGCTATAGGTTCAACAGGAAGTCAAGGAAGTACTGGATCCACTGGATCACAAGGAGCAACTGGTACACAAGGTACAACAGGAACTACAGGAGCTCAAGGAGCTACAGGAACTACTGGATCAACAGGTTCTCAAGGGACTCAGGGAACACAAGGAATTATAGGATCACAAGGTGTTCAAGGAACTATTGGTGCTCAAGGTACTATTGGAGCAACGGGTTCTCAAGGAAGTACAGGAACAACAGGTTCACAGGGAACTACAGGAAGCACTGGATCTCAGGGAACTACTGGATCTCAAGGAACAGCTGGTTTAAATGGTTCTCAAGGAGCTACTGGAATTCAGGGAACTCAAGGTACTTTTGGTAATACTGGAGCACAGGGAACAACTGGTTTGCAAGGTTTACAAGGAATACAAGGTATTCAAGGATTTGATGGTGGTTTACTGACTCCAGGATCTTATGTAGGAAAAGCTATTAAAAATGGAACAGCTCAGACTATTCCAAACGGTACTGATACAGTAGTAACTTTAGTGGATGATTTTGATCCTAATAACTGGTTTACTTCAAATCAATTTAAACCTACTACAGCAGGTTATTATTTAATTAATGCTCAAGTATGGTGGAATGCAGGATCAGTTAATAATAATCAGACTAATATACAATTAAGAAAAAATGGTTCTACACAAGTAGCAATTGCTCAAAACCCTATTGCAAATACTACAATTGGTTATTTTCAATCAATCAATACTATTCTTTATTTTAATGGAACTAGTGATTATATTGAATTAACAGCATTTACAGGTAATCCAACTTCTCAAGATATTAATGGAGCATCAACAGGTACTTGGTTAGATGCTGCATTATATGCATACGGACCTCAAGGAACACAGGGTGTTCAAGGATTGACAGGAACACAGGGTGCAACAGGACTGCAAGGAATTCAAGGTATACAGGGATTAATTGGCTTACAAGGTTTACAAGGTCTTACAGGAACTCAAGGAGCTGTAGGATTACAAGGTACCATTGGTGCTCAAGGGACTGTTGGAAATACTGGTTCTCAGGGAAGTACGGGCTCTACAGGTAGTCAGGGTGCCATTGGTACTCAAGGTACTACTGGAACCACAGGTGGTACTGGTAGTCAGGGTACTACAGGCGCAACTGGTTCACAGGGTACAACAGGAGGAACTGGTGCTACTGGATCTCAAGGTATTCAAGGTATCACAGGTACAACAGGATCAATAGGATCCCAAGGTGTGCAAGGTATTCAAGGTGTTCAAGGTACAACTGGAACAACAGGTGGAACAGGGGCACAAGGTACTACAGGTTTACAAGGACTTACTGGATTACAAGGTATTACTGGTGAAACAGGTGCTCAGGGAGCTATTGGTAGTACAGGATCTCAGGGAGCTATTGGAACACAGGGTACCACAGGAGCAACAGGAAGTCAAGGGACAATTGGTACAACTGGTTCTCAAGGTACTGTAGGTTCTCAAGGTACTACGGGAGATACTGGTTCACAAGGTGCTATTGGAAGCACTGGTGCTCAAGGTGCTATAGGAAGTCAAGGATCTATTGGAGCTACTGGTAGTCAAGGTACTACGGGTGGTATTGGAGCACAAGGTTCTATTGGGTCTCAAGGTACTACCGGAGGTACTGGAGGAACTGGATCACAAGGGATCCAAGGTATAACTGGTGGAACTGGGGGAACAGGTTCTCAAGGACTTCAAGGTATTCAGGGGATTCAGGGAGTTCAAGGACTTCAGGGAATTCAAGGTGTGCAAGGAGCTATTGGTATTGGAACACAAGGTATCCAAGGCGTGCAAGGTTTAACTGGTCTTCAGGGTATTCAAGGTATCTTAGGGTTTCAAGGTACAACAGGAACTAGTATACAAGGAACTACTGGTTTGCAAGGTATTCAGGGTATATTAGGAACAGGTGTTCAAGGTATACAAGGAATTGCCGGTGGAGGTGGTGGATCACTTGCTATCTTAGATGAAGGTTCTACAGTAGTATCAAGTGCTACTGCAATTAACTTTATAGGAGATTGTATAACAGCAACTGATGCTGGAGGAGGACAAGCTGATATTACTATTACATGTAGCAGTGGTGGAGGATGTCCAGATGAGTATATGTTGATTGCTTCAAATAGTGGATATACTAAAGATTTTGAGTCAGGAAGTTACATTTTATTTTATGGTAGTGATAAAGTTGGATGGAATGGTGCTGAATGGGATGCAGCTTATTTTGGTAATAATGTTGCTAGAATAAAACGTAATCGAGTTACATGTGGTGTACCTTTACCAATTGATGTATTTCCTGGTGATATCATAACATTATGTGGTACAGCATATATTAGTTATGTGTCAGGAGATCAAGTAAGTCCTCCATCGTTAACAACTAACTTAGTATATGCTACTTGTACTGATTTTACTACAGGTGATGATCCTTTCACAAATACTTTATTTATTTCAGAAGGTTTTGAAAATCAAAAAAATATGTATTGTTTCAGTACTGTTCATGTTTTAAGTGAAACTTTAGCAGCTTGTAATACATTATTATTTGTAGGAATTGGTGTAGATAATACAAATGAAGGTGCTACTTATTATACCAAATTTACATACACTTTATCAATTCAAAGAGAGTGTATAGACTTAACTCCAAACATGTTGTTAAAGTTATGTTGTGAACCTTCTGTAGAAGAAATTGTATTTGATTCTTCTTTAACTATAGGTGATTTCTTTGTGGATGATGAAGGAAACTGTTGGCAAGCATTTGCTAAATCAGGTCTTCCGGTTACAGGTTCAAGAGTTGTACAAACAACTTATGTTTCATGTCAAGATTGTGTTGATAATAATCCTTGTCCTGAAAATTTAGTTGCTGAAGCATGTTGTGGTCAACCAGAACAAATATATACAGGAGCTTTACCAGGAGTTGGAACTGGTGATACATTTGTTGACACATATGGATTCTGTTGGGAAGTAATAGGTACTACACCTGCACCTATTACAAGCACTGTGTATTTAGGAGCAGCTTATGCAGGAACAAGTTGTGGATCACAAACTTGTACAAATGCTAATAATTGTCCAGATGTTTATAGTATAGCTGATTGTTGTAAGGGTGCTAGAGGATTTACTACATTACCATTACTTGGAGGAGGTGTTGCACCAGGTGATACATTTGTTGATACTTTTGGAATGTGTTGGACAGTTGATTATAGTCCATCTCCAGGAAAATTAGTTAATCTTCCTTTTATTGAAGTAGATACTATAACTGGTGTTGAAGATTGTAAGACTTGTACAAATGCTAATCCTTGTCCAGAAGAATATTATTATACTTTTGTCAATTGTTGTACAAATCAAACGGCTGTTGGTATATTAAATCCTGGTTATAATGTTGGACAAACTCTTTCTATGATAACAAGTAGTCTTCCTGGTATTGAAGAATGTTGGAGAATTGTAAGTTGGAGTAATACAGGTACTGCTACAATTACAATATCATTAGTTACAGGATCTTTTGAAAATTGTAAATCTTGTATTTTAAATGGTCCTGGTTGTCAATCTGAGTTATTTGAAGTAAGTGATTGTTGTGGAACATTACCTAATCAATTAGTTGTTGCTCCAAGTTATCTTGGAACGGGTAATACAATTGTGGATACACTAGGTAGATGTTGGTACATAGAGTTACCTGTATCAGGAACACCTACTATTATATTTGCTTTAGTTTATGACGGTAATTGTGAGGAGTGTAAAAATCAATATCCTTGTCAGGCATAAATAATTGTTTATATTTGTTGGATAAAAACCAACTGTATGAATAATAACTTGTGTAAGAGAGCCTTAGAAAATGGAGGTTCTGTTAACTATCTGATAATTCCATCAAACATTACAGAGGGATTGGGTCTTACTAATCCCTCTATTATATACCAAGATGGTATGTACTTATTGAACCTGAGACACGTTCAATACACATTATATCATAGTGAAAATCAACAACAGTTTCAAACACCATGGGGACCATTAGCATATCTTAATCCAGAAGATGATGTTACTCTTAGAACTACTAACTACTTATGTGAGTTAGATAGCAATACTCTAACGATTGATCAGTACAAAAAAGTTGATACTACTAAATTAGATGTAACTCCGGTATGGGAATTTATTGGTTTAGAAGATGCCAGAATAGTTTATTGGAAAGATAACTTGTTCCTTACAGGTGTACGTAGAGATACTAAAACTGATGGAGAAGGTAGGATGGAGTTATCTAAACTAGGGACTAAATCTATAGAAACAGAAAGATATAGAATAGAACCACCAACACATTCATACTGTGAGAAGAATTGGATGCCTATTCTAGACATGCCATTTCATTACGTCAAGTGGACTTCTCCTACAGAAGTGGTAAAAGTCAATCCAAAAAAGGGAACTTCAGAAACAGTTACTACTGTAGAGCAAAAGGTCACTTTTCCAAGAGATATTAGAGGAGGATCCCAAGTTATTACAGTAGGTGAATATAGAATAGCACTTACTCATGAAGTAGAACTATGGAAGAATGAGCAAGCAAGAAAAGATGCTCAATACTACCACAGATTTATTGTATGGGACAAAGACTGGAACATAGTAGGATCCTCTGAGGATTTTAAGTTTATGACTGCAAATATTGAGTTCTCCTGTGGTTTAGCCTTTGATGGTAATGACTTTATCATTCCATTTGGTTTTCAGGACTCTACGGCCTTTATTTTAAGACTGCCTGTACACACATTTGAGCAAATGACAAATGTAAGTTTGGAGTTAAAGCTAGATTACAAATCCAAAGGAACCACACCTAGTAAGTTAGAGAAAATGATCATGGATCCTTTCAATGCTAGTAATAACTTTCAGTTAGGTGAATTCTACTTTGAACAAGGACATACTGCATCAGCTTTAGCATTTTATTTAAGATCAGCAGAATATAGTAAGTTTGATAGTGATACTTATGAATCATTACTTATGGTTGCTAAATGTTTATCTATACAAGGTAGAAGAGGAACCACTGAAAAAGGTCTTTGGTTTAATGCATTATCATTTGCACCTGAAAGACCAGAAGCATATTTATTCCTAAGCCAATGGTATGAAGCTAGACAACAATACCATGAGGCATATCATTATGCTGTTGCTGGATTTGAAAAGTCTCATCATGCTGTTTCTATTACACCTAATGTTGGATATATAGCATCATACCAATTAAAATTCCAACAAGCAGTATCTGCCTGGTGGATTGGTAGAACTCAAGAATCAAGAGATGAATTTATCAAGCTATCTAATATGAGTCATTTACTTAATGATAATTATAAAAAAATGGTTGAATCTAACTTAGCTTCATTAGGTTCTGGGCCAGATCCATTTTTAAGATATCACAAAGGATTTTATAATAGTTTAAAACATAAGTTTCCGGGAGCAGAAACAATTGAGAAAAATTTCTCACAAGCATATCAAGACATGTTTACTTTATCCATGCTTGATGGTAAAAGAAACGGAACATATTTTGAAATTGGTGCAGCAGATCCATTCCATGGAAGTAATACAGCTCTCTTAGAACAATTTGGATGGACAGGTACTTCATTAGAGATATTAGAACATGAAGTTGAAAAATTTAAGACACATAGAAAGAATGAGATTATTCTATGTGATGCTACAAAATTTGATTACTCTGTACTTAAAGGTCACATTGATTACTTACAGGTTGACTGTGAGCCACCCTCAACTACCTATCAGATCCTTACAATGTTACCTTGGGATCAATGTTCTTTTGGGGTAATTACCTATGAGCATGATCATTACACAGATGTATCAGGATCTTTTAGAAAAAAATCTAGAGAGTTTTTATTAAGCAAAGGATACTTACTTGTAGCAAGCAACATTGCACCAAATGAAACTAGTTGCTATGAGGATTGGTATGTACATCCGAAACATGTAGATGACAGTATCATTAAGAAGATGCTTGCTGCAGATGACACAATTAAAAATGCAGAAAAATATATGTTAGGAAAATTGTAAATTTTTTTGTATATTATAGGTATGATGTCTGTATTTAAAAAGGAGAACATATCTATAATCTTAACCCTTTGTTTGGGTGTAATGTGCTTTATCTTATTAATGAGAGAACCAAAGCAAGTATACCCAGTATCTACTCAAAAAACAATTGAGAAGAGAATACAAGGTAAGGAGACTATTATTAAGGAGAAAGGTAAGATTATTGACAACAGTAAACTTATTATTTCTGAGCTTAATAATGGTCTTTTTGATTTACAGTCACAGCTAGATGCTGTAAAGAATGCCAGAGATACTTTCAACATAGTACAAATCCAGGATACTATGATCCACACTCTCTACCGCAGAGACAAAGAGAAAGATCTAATTATTGCTAGTCAAGATACTATTATTCAAGCACAGAGATATATCATTAATTCTAAGGATACAATCATAACAACATTACAATTTGATTTAAAGAAAGTTAAGAGACAAAGAAATTGGTCTCTTTTACTAAATGGAATACTAACAGGAGGACTAATATTAAAATAAAATGGATTCTACACTAACAATAATACTGTTTATAGCAGGTACAATATTAACAGTCTTTGGATTTTTCTTGAAAACTGTATACAATGATGCAAGAAAAGATATAGATCTTTTATTAGAGAATGATCACAAGAGAGCTGAAGACTTAGGTAAACTTAAAGGAAAGATTGAGTTAGTGGAACAAGAAGCTAGATTGAAGTATCAAGCTATCCAAGAACAAACTCAGTTAGAAATTAAGAACCTTGCTAGAAGTGTAGGAGATTTAACTGATACAGTGAAACAACTAATAACTAAAAGATAATGGATACAACAGCCGTAGAAACAGGAGCACCAGACTTTGGTGTATTTGGTCAGTTAGGAGATTATGGACCAATAGGTTTAGCAGTATTAGCTTTAGGATATGTAGCATGGATCTTTATTAAAAGATATCTTGCTGAAAAAGACAGACTTAAAGAAGAACTACTAGCTGACAAAAAGAAAAAAAGAACTAGTAAAAGTAAGTAGTTATGTCATTTGGAATATTTGATAGTCTTGCACAATACGGTATCTTAGGATTTGCTGTTCTAGCATTAGGGTATTTATGCTGGATTTTCCTAAATAAGCTGATGAAGAGTGAGGAAGACTACAGACAAAGACTTGAAGAACTTGAAGGAGAATACCGTGAAGACTTAGAAAAAAAGTTAGAAGAAAGTACGGAACATTCTAAAAGTTTGAAGGAAACAGTTTTGATGTTGTTTGGTAAAGGAAAATGAAAAAGAAAAAAAGAATCATATTAGGTTCTGCTATTGGATTCATAGCACTTATTTGCCTACAAGTTTTTTCAACTGGGCATGGTCATGTTGTTGTTGTAGGAGAAAATCAAGAGTTAACAACAGCAAATAAATCACTCACAAAACAAAACTCAGGTTTAAAGAAAAGTGTTTCATCATTAAAAGCACAGAATGAAGAACTTGTAGAAGATAAAGCTAGTTTAGAACAGATGGTTTCTGAAGTAATTGGTGACTTAGATAGTACTAAATCTGTAGTAAAGGATATTAAAAAAGAATTAGCACATGAAAAGGATGTTAATGTTAAGCAGTCTACTGGTGAGCAATTTGATTTTCAGCCAATCAAGTTACCCGCTTCAGACGGTAATTAAAGGAGACTCTGTTGTTATTCTTACTAAAGAACAGGCAAGAAATATTAATGTAATATTTGAAAGCCAAAAAGATAAGATAGCAGCATATAAAATTGAGATAGCATATAAAGATAGTTTAATTGCTATTAAAGATACGTTGTTGATTGAAAAGACTGAGACTATAAATAACTTTACTTATGATACATTATTAGCAAAGAGGTTGGATTTATTGGAACATTGGTTATTACATGCTGCAATAAATAATACATGGTTATATTATTCATGGATGGACACACTAATATATTCTGTAGATTTAAGTCAGTACTATGTTAGAAAAGATGATTACACTGGAGATATATTTTTTTACAGATGTGAAAAACCTATAGATCCGGAAACAGAACAAGAAGAGCCACATAAAGGGTGGCAAAAAGATTTTATTAAACCTAAGAGACCTAAAGTTACTGTGGCCCCTTTATTAAATTATAAACAATGAGAAAGTTATTTAGAGAATTAATTTCAGACAACAACAATATTAATGAACAAGCATTTGTAGGAGTTATCTCTTTCTTTGCTATGGTGTTTGTACTACTTGTAGATGTTGTAACAGGTATACTAAGTAAAGAGTTAGTCATTAAAGAATTTATCTTTGATGGTTTTATGATTCTTACACTTGGTGCATTTGGTATTACTACAGCTGGTAGAATCATGTCATTAAAGAAAAAAGCTGAAGAAAAAGAGAAACCTTCTAATGAAGAAGAAGTGGTCGATTAATAATTAAAAAATAAACAACATGCAATTAAGTAAGAATTTAGCATTGTCAGAAGTAACAAGAAGTGAAACTGCAAAAAGAAAAGGAATTAGCAACATGCCAACTCCAGAACACATTGAAAACTTTAAGAAGTTAGCTGAAAATGTATTCCAACCAATTAGAGAACACTTTGGAGTTCCTATTCGTATTTCATCTGGGTACAGATCAAAAGCTTTGAATACTGCAATAGGAGGAAGTTTGTCCTCACAACATTGCAAAGGTGAAGCAATTGATATTGACATGGATGGTACAACTATCACAAACAAACAAATCTTTGATTTTGTTAAAGACAATGTAAATTTTGATCAGATGATCTGGGAGTTTGGAACAGATGCTAATCCTGATTGGGTACATGTATCTTACAATTCAGATGGTCCACAAAGAAAACAAATTCTTAAAGCAGTAAAAGCTGGAGGAGCTACTAAGTACTTACCATATAAATAAGTAATTATGAAGTTTAGAAACAGTTGGAAATCCCAAAATAAACAGTGGGATAAGTTAGCAGTTAGATTAAGAGTATCTTCATTAGATATCTTAACAATTGAAGTAGACGTATCTAGAGAATTTTATATGTTTACATTATTGAATTTTACATTTAAAAACAGATAGTCATGATACACTCTAAAAATCAAATGATCAGATCTATGAAAAGCTACGAAGAAGGTGGTGCTTCAGATGATGCATGTATGGAAGAATATGTTGCTGCTGATGGTAAAAGAAGAAGAAGAAGAAAAAGCGGCTGTGGGAAAGTTACTAAGTACGGTAGAAGAAGTATTCCTGAACCAGTTAAAAAAGTAGCAAAAGGCATAGGAACTGCAGCATTAGGTGTAGGAGCTTATGTTAAAAGAGAAGCTATCAAAGCTTTTGCAAAAGATAAGTTAGGTATACAAAAGAAAGGTGGAGCTGTAAAAAGAACTACTAAGAAAAAGTAACTGTATAAACTATACATTCTGAAATCCAGGTATTTAGGTATCTGGATTTTTTTTGTTTAAATGATTTAGGTTTAAACTTATTTAGTATATTTGTCTGAATATTAAAATATTATATTATGGAAAACCAACAACAAGAAGAGCAATTAACTGCAGAACAGTTAGAAGCAAGAAGACTGGAAATGAAAGCTTTTTATGACTCATCTATTCCTTATCTTGAATCACAAGCTAAGTATGAAAAATTACTTACTGAAGTAGAGGAGTCAAGGTATAAGAGAGCTACTATGCAGTTTCAGTATGCTAACATGATGGCTGCTCAACATGAGATGGAACAAGAAGAATTAGAAAATGAACCTACTGAAAAGAAAGCACCAGCAGCAGGTAAAAAACTAAGAAGAGGTTAATGGCTCTTGTTAATCAAGTACAGAAAAGGGTTAGAATGCCCAAATGGGATATTGTTAAATTTCAGATTCTCACTCATTGTTATATTAATCGTGTAACAATGAGT